ACCATGGTTATTGGAGAAGTTGAACATGACGCGATGCCAGGAGATACCTTTTTAATTAAAGCTGGAAACTTTCATCGAGTAATAAATAAGTCAGATTCTGAACCTTGTGTTTTTACATGTGTGTTTGAGAAGTATGATAGAAATAGCGACGTTGCTAAATATTAATATAAACAATCTAAAATAAAATAAAATGGCAAAAGAATTTGACGAGTTAATTGACCTTTTATCTTGGGCATATGTTCAAGGATATAAACACGCATCAGACGTAGTTGCTCAAACTGTTCCTCAATCAGATAAACTAAAAGAAATGTTTACAAAAATGATGAAGGAAAAACAGGAGAAAGAAAATCAAAAAAAGTAGAATAAAAAAAAGAGGGAGTCTTTCGACTCCCTCTTTAGTAAGGATACATAGTATCGTACAGTGTAGGCTAAATTAAGATTACTTAATTGTAGCAGAACCTGTAAGTTTACCAAGATCACCAGTTGGAACAGTCATCATACAGTACTGTGTCTCTGGGTGCCATCCTGCTTCAGTAATCGCGTATCTTGATTTCATACCGATTTTTGGAGAGAATGTACCTTCAGCGATAGTCTGTAATGACTCAGCCATGATGTAAGGCATAAACTTAACACCTGGTTCTTCGTCAGCTCCTTTTCTACCGATGCAAATTCTGTCATCACCGAACGTTAAGTTAGGATCAACATAAACTTGTACTCCGTATACTTTACCAGCTGGGTAAAGGTTACCTGCAACTCCAGCCATGTCAGTTGGTACATTCGCAATTGAATAACCAGCAACATCAGCTAAAGCAGAAGCAACTCTACCGTTAGTAACTAAGAATGTACCAGCACCAAATCTACCTCTGTGGTAAATTAAGTTAGCTAATTCAAGAATTTTAGTTACTAATCTTCTTTGCATAGTAGAAACGTTCTCGAATCCACCACCCGCTGTTAAGTTTAGAGTAGTTACATCAGCGCCTTCAACAGCTATAACTTCAGATTGGTGAACAGTACCTAAGTTAAAGATATTGTCTACCAATCTTTTGTTGATTGTTTGAGCTAAATCGTTAACTGCAACGTTCTCTAACATAGAAACAACGTCGTAGTTCCAAACTCTATTCAAGTCTTGGATTTGCTCAACAGTAGCTGAGATAGCAACCTGATCGCTCTCTGCTTCGATGAATTTAGTAAACATTCTAAGACCCATGTTTCTGAATCTAGAAGACTCACTATCTTCTCTTTGCATTGAACCAGGAACATTACCAGTTCCAGGTAAGTAAGGACCGTTAAACGCTGTAGAAGCGTAATCGCCATCCGAAACTCCTGAGAAACCAGAAATGTGGTTTTCTAAAGCAGAAACTAGCTGAACATCAGCTGCTGCAACCGCATGTGGAGCTGTTAAAGGAGCACCACCCAGTTGAGTGATATTACCTGTTAAGTCAGCTGCAACTGTTGCAGTACCCGTTGGGCTAGTTAATACTTTTAAGATAAGGTGACCGTCCACACGTGAGAATCCTACAAGTTCGTAAGTACCAGAAGCAGCAGAGTGAGTAATATCTGACCCTGGAGTCAAAGTACCACCAGCTAAGTCTGATTCTAGACAACCTTGGATTTTCACCATAAATGGTTCAGTCTCGTTATCAGTACGACCACCAGTATATAAGTAGTCTAAGTATGGAAGAAATCCTACTGGAGAATCCATAGGTACAACTGGAACTAGGTCGAAACCAATAGTTTTAGCTGCTACCTGAATCGCAACCGGTAAAAGTGATGGAAATTTATCACCTGAACCAGTACCTGAGCTCGTGTATGAACCTTTAGCTCCACCAGCAAACGGAGAATCCGTTGCAGGAACAGCTGCACCCATACCAGGGACTGCAGGAGGCGTTTGAAGGAATTGACCAGGACCAGTGTATTGCTCGAATACCGGTGCGCTATTATCAAAAATAGCGTGGTTGTGAGCATATTCAGCTAGCCAAGGAGTCTTTTCCATGTCTGCGCCATGAGATTCTAAAATAGGCTTCCACGTCTTGTTCAAGTTTACATCACTTGAACGTTTGAAAATTTTAGTACGTGCCATTTTAAAAATGATTTTTTTTAATTTTTACTTTCGATAGTCTGCCTTTCTAAGCATACTGTCTAAGTAGTTTGAGGAATACCCTCTTGCATTCTCAACTACCCTCTCGATGGGCATCATACCTTCTATACTTTGGCTTTCGTTAAGATTTTGCAATTTTTTATTATTTTTTTCTACTTCAATTCTTTCTAATATTCCGTTTAAGTTTTGCTCATCCCAGAATGTTTTAACCTGGTAAGGAGTATTTAAAGTATATAATTGAGACTTGCTGTAAACGTAGTTCTTTTCAGACTCGTTCATCTTATCCCAAGTAGCTTTATACTCTTCTGGCATAAACTTAATCATTGAAGGAATATTTTTAGTTGATTCATTAATAACTGATTCCATTATAGCAATAACGTCAGTTTCGTTAAACCAAACTGAAGCTCCTAATGTTTCAACAATTGATTGTTTAATTTCTTTTCCTAATGCGTAAAACTTATCTTTGTTTACGTCACTCATAACTTTTAAGAAAGGATATTTAGCTTCTAATACTGCTTTTGAAGAATCAGAAGTAACATCTGCAATAACCGCATCAACTTTTTCGATCAAGTTATCAACAGAAGCGCTCTCGTTAAGTTTGCTTACGTTTCCTAATACGTTTCTCTTTGTAGGAACAGCATTACCTTCATTTAACTCTTCAGCAATATACTCTGCGTAACCAATACCTTGAGCTGCTTTTTCTCCGATATATTGAGAATATTCTCTGTTAGCATTGATGTTTTCTGCTAAGTAGTTAGCAAACTCAGTGTTATTGTTAGATCCTTCAGCAACATATTCTGCGTATTGAATTCCCTTATCAACTTCTTCGGCTAAATAGTTTTGGTAATTAATAGAGTTATTTAAGTTCTCTTTAATATATTCAGCATAATTGATTGACTCGTTTAGTCTTTCTGCAATATAGTCTTGGTGGCCGATGCTAGTGTTTAACTTTTCTCCTAAATAAGAGCTATAATCAATAGCTTTATTAGTAGTCTCTGCAACGTGCTCAGTATAGTTAACTGATTTATTAACCATTTCTGATAAGTAGTCAGAATAATTGATTACTCCTTCTAAATGCTCAGCTAAATAGTTTACAAAATTAACTAGCTTAGGCATGTTTACTTCTCCACTTCCAGATTGGTCAGCTTCGAACATAGCCTTTTGATTTTTTAATTCGCCTTTAATAGCGTTAATCTGATCCTTAACTAAGTTCGAATACTTATTCATTGACTCAGAGGTTACAAATTTGTTATTATCACCCATCGTTCTTTTATTTTTTTGAGGTTCGATAGAATCTTCAAAAACCGATTCTATAGTATTATTTATTTTATAAATCTTGAAATTATCAGAATAATCTAAGCTTTCAGAAATTTCTTGCAAACCATTTTGCTGAACAAAAGAGTTGCTCTTTAAAGAGTCATAACTTTCTGTAAGCATTTTAAAATCGTTTTGAAGAGATTCATTAGTTACTTTATTCAAAATAGCTTCAGTAAATCCAGGCTCTCCAACTAGGTCATATGTAAATATTCTTTGAAGTTTTACTTTTCCTTCGTTTAATACTTGACCTGCTGCTCTAGATGAAATAGATAAATTAACTCCACCGTTTAGTAACGCCTTTGCTATTTTTCCATTTGGAGTATCTTCTAAAAGTCTTACTTTAATATTAACTTTATTGTCTCCATCATACTCTAGTCCTTCGATAATATGTGAAGCGCTTTTTAACGTAACGTCAAAATGAGGAGGGTGATCTAAGTCTCCAACTAATTGTCGCTTTTCTATCTTTTCTTTTAAGTAACTTAAATGAGGAAGGTATTCGTCTTTTTCATAAACTCGGTTGTTATTGTTTTTAGATCCAAAGACCGCGCAAACTCCTTCTAATACGGTATTATTAGGTTGATTAGATTTAACGCTTAAGTCTTCACCTACGTTCTCGACGATTAGAACCCAATCCTCGTTCTTTTTTAAATTACTAGCATTTACTGAATTTGTATTCAAAAGTCTATAATTTTTTTATTATTTATATTAGACTTTAATGAAAAAAATGAAATTATTTGTTATATTGCGCCATTAAGTGACTTTTGAGCTGCTTCAATTTGAGTTCACCAATCTCAGATAAATCAGGAGACTCAACATCAAACTTAACTATGTACTTTCCGACTTCCCCAGATTTAGATTTTATTCCCTCATTAGGAATGCTGAAGCTTATTCCATTTATTAGAGACGGAGAATTTATCTCTGCACTGTAAGACTTATCAAATATAGTATCTACGCTAATAGACTCGTCCTCAAATATTACTTTATATAGTGGAATTGTGACGTTGTGAATAACATCTCCATCCTCTATTGAAATTCCTTCAGGTAGGTCGATATTGATTTTAACATTTAGGTTTCCACACAAGTGCTCTACTTCTTCATGTCCCCATATGTTAGGTCTAGGAACAATATCTTCACTACCCATTCCGTCAACTTTAACATTAAGATATGCTTTAGATCCAGAGCAAACAATATTCATGTTTCTCTTTCTTAAATTTATTTTTAGAATTATATTCTTTTCATTCTCCTCTTTCTCTCCTATTTCTAAACATGTATATCTTAAAAACGATACCTCAATATTTGATCCTAAAACAAGATCTTTAAAATCTACGGATTTTTCTATTGATATGTCTAGATACTCGCTTCTGCTTCTTCTGCTTCTTGTATATGTTGTTCTTCCTCTCTCGAATGCGCTTCCTGAAAATCCTTCCCTACTAAAATCATTTACCCACTCATCAAAGTTCATTCCTCCACCTCTTGCTCTACGGTTGGATCTAGCTCTTGACATATCATAATCTTTTCTTTTAGATGAATCACCTAAAATAGAATACGCATCGGCTACTTGTTTAAATAGATTCTCAGCCTCGGGGGAATCGTTTTTGTCTGGGTGGTATTTTAAAGCAAGTTTTCTATACGCCTTCTTTACCTCAGAACTTGAGGCATTGTTAGATACTCCTAATATTTTATAATAGTCGGTCATTTAAATAAACTTACTTATATTATATTGTATAAGATATTTACAACAAGTTTTATTATTATATATGTTAGTTAAGAAACTCATAGAACTTAAAAATATTTATAAAGGTAGAAAAGCAATTGTATGCGGATGTGGACAATCGCTTAATGATTTTTATAATTCAGAATATTTTAAAAAAGTTAATGAATCAAATATAATAACAATAGGGGTAAACGACGTTCCAAAACTATTTGATCCTACTCACTTAGTAATAACCGACCACGTTACAAGATTTAACAAAAGCAGAATAGATCTAATAAATAATTGTAAAAGTAAGAGTGTAATAACTTGTGTTAAAGGATGGAATCATCCTAAGCTAGTACATTTTGAATTAGGTAAAAGAGGAAGACTAGAATTAGATGACTACGAAAGAGTAGATCATCACCTAAATTCACCATATACAGCAGTTAACATCGCTTATAAACTCGGAGCTTCAAAAATAGGCATGATAGGAGTAGATTTCACGGACGGCCATTTCTATAGTCCAAAGGATGGTCCTCATAATTTAACTAGAAAGTATCTTTCTTCTATAAATTCATCTTATGAAAAACTGCACAGGCAACTCGGTAATAGAGGAGTAGATTTTTATAATTTAAGTTTGACGAGTAAAGTAACTGCTGTTCCATATCTAGACCTTAAAAATTTTATAGAGATATAGAGATGAAAATAATAATACCAGCAAGAAAAGGATCTAAGGGTCTTCCTTTTAAAAATAGGAAACTATTTAAATATACAGCAGATGATATTCCAATCACTATGTATGATAGTGTGTATGTCGCGACTGACGATCATGAAATTGCTAAACTTGCAGAATCATATGATTTCAATATTCTTCCAAGGCCAAGAAAGGTATCTAATGACACTGCATCTACAAAAGCATTGATGGAATACGCACTCGAGAATATTGAGTTAGATAATAAAGACGAGACCATAGTGATGCTATATCTAACATATCCAGAGAGATCTTGGAGCGAGGTTGAAGATGCAGTTGCTGAGTTTGCTCGTTCTGGATCTGACTCTCTCTTGTGTAGAAAGGAGATTAAGACTTCTCCTTTTCTAGTATTAAAAGAGGAAAAGAAGGGAAGAGGTTCTCAACTATTTTACCACGATTTATATAGAAGACAAGACTATCCAAAATGTTTTGAAATAAGCCACTACATATCTATATTTAGAGCAAGTTCTCTACATGAGCTAAACAACAATATGTATAATTCAAATACTTTCTTTCTAAAAATAGAAAAAGATATAATAGATGTTGATACAAAAAAAGACCTTAAGAGAATAAATGGAAAAAGAAATTAAAGGAATATGTGCAATAACCGAGGTAAGTAACTCGGATTTTCATTTATGTAAGAACGCAATAAGCTCTTTCATTTTAAATAACCCTTGGTTTTCAGGAAGGCTAGTGCTAGTTAACACGGGAAATGAGCTGAGTAATCACAATCTAAATATACTAAAATTAATATACAATAATTTTGATATAATATATCCGGATGATTCTAAAATACTTACTAAACTTAGAAAGAGAAAAAACACTCATAAACGATCTAGTTTCCTTTTTACTCATGCTTTTAAAATTAAGTCTGAGGGAAATATCTTTTTTTCAAAGACTAATTTGTTTATGGGGGAAATATCTTCAATTTTAGATAATGATCACTTCTCTATCGCAATATCTTCTAATTCTTTTCCAGATTTAAATAATACCTTGGAAAGTAATCTTAATCATAATCTAGTATTTGTTCCAAAGAAATACATATCTGAAGAAAGATACGAAAATCTACAAAACAAGATATGTGAGTCTAAAGATCTTCACGATGCTCTAGGAGAATCCAACGTAATTAAGAAGTTTATTAAATCAGAAGAAATAAAAACTAAAATTCTTTCAAATACTACTATAGTTAATTCAAGTATGTTTGATAACACAAAATATACTACTTTTATTAGATATCATGAGGCGATATCAAGCCTAAATATGGATACTTCTCTTATGTCTAACTCTTTTAATTACAGGAGAATTCATGGCTATTGGAAGCAGTTTAATCACAGTTTAAATCTAGGCATAAACAATTCTCCAAGAAAGAGGAAGCCTAGTTCGATTAAGGTTACGCCTAGGTTAAAATATAGAGCAAAGATGACTCCAACTCTTGGTAAATTTGCTCTATCTCCGACTATTCCATCATATGTAGAAAAAGAAGATTTAAGTAAAATACCAAAAGAAAACATCAATATTTCAGTATGTACAGTATGCAATGACGAATTCGCGCAAGGGGCGCAGGTTTTAATATATTCATTCTTAAAAAATAATCCTTGGTTTAACGGAGACTTCATTGTTTTTTATAATAATGAATATTCTCGACTCTCTTTAGAAAATAAAAATAAAATGTCTAAACTTTATTCTAAAGTAGAATTTAGAAACGTCGACACCTCTGATTATTCAAAAGTATTTAAAAGATTTAAGAGATTATGGAAAGGTAAACCGCAAGAAAGGTTTATTCCTTCTCTGTTTACCTATGAAGCTTTTGAATTAACTAGAGAATATGATAAAGTCTTATTTTTAGATTCAGACATGTTGGTAACTGGAAACGTCTCTAACCTATTAAACATTAACGAAGATGTAACAGTTACTCCTGACGCAGGAAAATATGACGTTCATAAAAAATATAATACATTTAATGGCGGTTTTCTTTTACTTAATGGAGACCAATCTAAATATAAAGCTGGGCTCTTAAAGTTTGGAGAGGTAACAAACAACCACGCACTAGCAGATCAGTCCATGATGAACGACTACTTTAATGGAAATGTTTCGTTTTTAAACAGTAGATACAATTGTTTAAAAAGGTGTTTTAACGATAGAAACTTTTACAGATACGACAAACAGATTAAAATAATTCATTATGTTGGAGCAAAACCTTGGCAAGATAAAAAAATAGGTAGAGAGGCTCAATATTCTAGAATAGAAAATCTATGGAAAGCATACAAAAGAGAAATGTTGCCTATTCTCTCTAGAGAAAATAAGAAAATAATAGTTGTAGGTAATTCTCCTAATATAATGTCAGACAAAGTTGGGCATTTAATAGATGAATTTGATATGGTAATTAGAATAAACGATTTCAAGACAAATGGGTTTCAAGAATATACCGGCACAAAAGTAACTCACTGGGTAACTAGCTTTTCTCCTTCAATAGATACAAGAAATACTTCTATTTTTGATAAAATATTTACATCGAACGTTAGTCAAACTGAAAAGGTATTTAATGATAGGATAGAAAGAATATTGAAAGGATCAGTTTCAGCTAATAAAAAATTAGTAGTCCTATCGGATAAAGAACTTAGAGATCTTAAGCTAAGTATAGGGTACTCTGCTAAAAATAAGTGGCCCACCTCTGGTTTGATTGCTATATATGTCGCGTTAAATAAAATACATAATGTAGACGTTTACTATCATGGATTTTCATTTTTTAAGGAGGCTGGAAAATATGTAAGCCACTATTGGAACGAAACCAAGAAAGAAGAATTTAGAAGACATCACGACCATGATCTAGAAGAAAAATATGTAAATCGTCTAGTTAAAGAAGGAAGGATAAAAAAACTAAAATATTAACAATAGGTATAAAATAATAACTATGAAAGGAAAAGTAAAAATTATCGCAGAAATAGGAATAAATTACGCATACGGAGAAGACCGTTCTAAATTCCTAGACAATGCTAAAAAGTTAATAGATGCGGCAGTAATTGCCGGATGTGATTGGGTAAAGTTTCAAAAGAGAAATCCAGATATATGTGTTCCTGAAGATCAGAAGCTAAAACCTAAGAGAGTCCCGTGGAGGAAAGAGGAGACAACATATTTACAATATAAAAAAGATATCGAGTTTGGATCAAAGGAATTTTCTGAAATAGACGTCTATTGTAATAAAAAGGGAATAGGGTGGTTTGTGTCGGTATGGGATAAATCATCAGTCGACTTTATAGTAGACAATGATTATTCTAACTGGGGATCTTTCATAATGAAAATACCCTCGGCCTTAATAAACGATATAGATCTATGTGAATATGCTAGAGAAAACTCTGATCTTTTAATTATATCAACTGGAATGAGTACTGAAGAGGAAATTGTCAAGTGTGTAAAAGCATGTGATCCCGATGTAATAATGCATACTAACTCTACCTACCCATCGAAGGTGGAAGAGCTTAATTTAGAGTATATACACTGGCTCAAAGACAAAAACTATGGAAAGGAGATAGGATACTCAGGTCATGAATTTGGTCTAGTTACAACATGGGCGGCAGTAGCCTTAGGGGCAACTTGGATTGAGCGACATATTACAATTGAAAGAACACTATGGGGATCTGATCAAATGGCCTCAGTTGAACCTGGAGGGTTAATAAAACTGGTAAAAGGAATAAGAGACATTGAAAAGTCTTTTGGAGGATATGGAGAAAGAGAAGTATTAGGATCAGAGCTTGAAAAGTTAAAAACTCTAAGAAAATAATGAACATATCTGATTCTAAAAAATTTTGGGAAAAGTGCGATACTACCTTTGCTCACATTACCCCCAACAAATGGCTGAGAAATAGATCAGATTTGATAAAAAGTTTTGGTAAAAAATATGGTCCATTTGATCTATCTAACCAAACTATAATAGATTATGGAATAGGAGGAGCGTTTCAGGGAATATATCTTCTTGAAAATTTAAATATAAAAAAATACATTGGAATTGACATCGCGAAGAGATCTCTAGACGCAGCTAAAGAGAATCTTAAAAAGTATGATTCTTATCGTGTTACTCTATTAAGGGCTCCGGTCGAATTTAAGCAATTTAAAGCTGATGTTTTTACTAGTTTTGCAGTTATCCAACACTTTCCAAATCAAGAATATTTAGATGATTTTCTTAATAATATAAACAGAAGTGGTATTCCCAAATTGATATTACAGATACGATATTCAAAAAATAATAAGTTTTCAGGTTCTTGTAAAACACAAGATGATGTTATGCTAGGGTGCCAAACAAGCAAAGAATATATGCTAAGCAAATTAATAAAATATAAATGTGTCAAAGAAGGAAATATTCATGAGGGGTCGAATTATCAATATCTATATTTTACAAAAAAATAAAATTTAAATGATTACACCAACACCTAAATTAATACTTCAATTCATAGAAGGAAATCTAAAAATGCTAGGAGATAAATTTGGAACCTTGGCAGATCACACAAAAGAGCAAGTTTTATATAGATCTCAAGTGTGTAAAAATGATTGTATGAAAAGAGGATATTGTGTCCAATGTGGATGCTCGGTTCCTGGAAAAATGTATGTAACTAAGTCATGTAATAACGGTACTAGATTTCCAGACCTAATGGATTCAGAATCTTGGGAAAAATATAAGAAAGAAAATAACATTAAAATTGAGGGAAAATGATTTACTATATAGATATAGACGATACCATATGTAAATCAGGATCCCCTAGTGATTATTCTACAGCAGTTCCAATAGATAAAGCAATAAAAAAAGTAAATGACCTATATGATGCTGGTCATGAGATTGTATTTTGGACAGCCCGAGGATCTGGCACAGGAATAGATTGGAGAGAAGTAACTGAGTCTCAGCTGAAGGAATGGGGAGTAAAATATCACAAGCTTCTTTTAGGGAAACCTGTATACGATTTCTTTATAGACGATAAAAATATCAACGCAAAAGACTGGCTAAATGAATAGCTACAGAAATAGAGTCCTTATATTAGGCAACGGACCCGATATTAATAATATAGACTTCGATAGGCTTAAGGGAAATATAAAAACAGCAGGAGTCAATCGAATATGGCTAAAGCATTTTCCGGATTACTATTTTTATCATGACTCTGAAATATCAAAAGAGATTGAAAGGGATATAATAGTTAAATCTAAGATAATGGCAAAATGTAAATGTTACTCCAGCGATTGGATACGCAGAAGAATGTCAACGGTTCCTAGCTATCTAAAGGTAGTCAACCGATCTAATCCTACTGCGTTTGTAGACTCTGTCACAACTTTCATGAGAATACTAATATCTGATAATGTTTTTTCTATAGATGATACTATTTTTTATATCTCAGGAGTTCCACTCTCATGGAGTGAACCCAGCCATTTTTGGAAAGAGATAGATTATGAAGGCTCGTTGAACAAACATGGAAGAGACTGGTATGATCCTAGATTTAATAGAATAGTTTCAAATTTTAAGAGACTAAAGGGATTAGGATATAATATGATATCAGTCACACCTCACTCTAAGCTAAATAAGATAATGAGATACGAAGGAGTCTCAAATCTCTACGCATAAAAAAAGAGGAAACTTGTTCCTCTTTTTAATTATGAATAATGTTATACTATTTTATTCTTTACAACCTTCACTATTTTTATCTATATTATATCCATCTGCTGCAAGAATAAGAGCCTCGATCTGTTCTAAATTTTCAGCAGCTTTTATAGTCGATTTCCAATTTCTAATTGCGTCTGAGTATTCTTCTTTAGATCTATCATGATTCTCCTGCCATTCTTTACGGTCGGCAAGGTTATCTTCATTTGCCTCAGCTTGCGTTTTTAAATCCTTCGCTTCAGACTTTAGATTCGTAGTTTCTGTCTCTAATGTAGATATTAATGCAGTTAATCTAGCAATTTCATCACAATACTTTGTACAGTTTTCGTGACATGCATCTGGTTCTCCCTTAGGAGCCTCAAATCCGTTTCTTTCAAAGCATAGTTGTCTAAACTTTTCAATATCAGAAAGTCTATCAGTTGCAGTAGCTCGTTCTTCGGCCTTAAGTGCTAGCGCATCTTCATTTTCGCTTATTTTTATCTTTAGAGAACGTCTCAAGGCTTCATAATATTCAACAGACTCCGCTGGCTTATCTGCAGCAGCTGCTTTAGTATAGCCTCCAAAAGCAATATCAGCTTCATTTTTTTGATCTGCTGCTTTTGTCTTAATCTTAGTCGCAGTTTGAGTAATAGAATCAGGTGATGTACATTCTCCAAAAAGATTATTGTCTGCTGCTATTCCTCCAGGATGCCACATATCAACAAATTCAGCTGAGAGTCCATTAGGAACAACATATTGTTTTATCTTATGTTGAATATCAAATAGAGACATTTCAAAAGTTTTATTTGATAATGTATCTAAAACCGGAGTAAATTTAGTAACTCCTCCTGGCGTAAGCTCGCTTGTTTCAAAAAGAATATATCTAGAAAACTTATCTCTATTATAGTCTCCGCCCGGGCCAATTAATTCATTAGGATCATATCCATATATTTCATACTTAGCTCTAACAGCATTATATCTTAATTCAAAAGTAAAGTCTCCCTCTGGTAAGTCAAGCTCAGCATCCTTTCCACCTGGAGGACCCGCCAACGTCCATTTCTTCGTCTTATTAGTGATATCTATTACTTTTTTATCTTGATTAGATCTTAAAGAGATATTATCTTCGGAAAACGTTGGTTCTACTCCTTCCCCTAACATAGTGCTAACAAAGGTTCCGGTAATTGCCGCGATTTTTACTGGAGGAAATCCTTTAAGCTTATATGTCGACGTTGCCGTTTTAGAATCCGCAGTCGTAGTAGATTTACCCCAACTAACAGGAACTTTAGTGTGATATCTTACCATTTCACTTGATGATCCAATAGAAGTTATTCCTGATTCAAGAAAGTTAACAGTCATCGCCTGTCCATCGCTTTCCCATGTTTTTTCATCTCTTACAAAATGAATAACTCCACGGTTAGAGCTAGGTTGTCTTACTTGAACAGAAGCTCCCTTGTCCTCTCTACCCCAAACCATTTGGTTTTCCCAATTTTGTTCGTCTTTATTTTGTGCATCGTTTCCTCTTCTAAGTTCTGGTGAATTTGCCATAATTTATAAATTTATTTTTATTTTATTTTCCTGATGGAGCGTATTTTTTCCAAGGTTTAGCAGTTTTAAGACTGTCGTTACATTCTTCATAAGATATAACAGCTCCTTTAGATATAACTGCGTCTCCTCTTAATACTTCAGATTCTGTATTAACTCCGTTCTTAATATCTCCCGGAAATATGTACATATTGTGAACAAAGTGATGAGAATTGTTTTCTTCAAAATGAGAAGTATCTAAATCAAGAGCTAAGACTCTATTCTTAGTTTTTATTCTATCTCCCTTAAATGGGCGTGTGATTTCAACGTTATCATACTCTAATAAGCCTCCCTCTAATCTTCCTTCTGCTTGGCCTTGAGTCTCTATAGGAGGAAGAGATATAATAGAGTCAGATGCTTCTCTCCAAAGGTCTTCTTCAGCACTAACTGAAGATCTAATGTCTTCATATTTCTCCATCTTGCTTAAATTCTTAGCCTTCTTAGCCTTTTTTCTCCATACTTCTCTGTAGCCATGTCTAACATTTTTAGCTGCTTTTTCAACATGAATTCCTCTTGATACTCCAAGTTTAATATTTTCAACCTCTTCAACTTCTAAAGGAGTTCTAAATATGTTCCCTGAGAAAGATTCAATCTCTGCACTAACACTGCTCCCTTCTCCAAAAACAAACTTTACTTGGTAGAAGGTATCATTCCATCCTGAGTACATTGTAACTGTTTCTTTCATATCTTTTTCAAGTACCTTCCTAGCAGTAACCTTACTAAAATCCTCGTCTATAGCAGTATGATCAGAGTGAGTAGATAGAGTTTGCCTGATTGCTTTTTCATACATTTCTCTTCTCTCACTGACCTCTGTTTCAAATAGTTCAACTACAGTACCATTATACCAAGCTGTTCCTAAAATTCCAGTACTTGCATCATGCTTTGTATTGTAGAAAGGGTTCCAAAATTCTCTTGACTCACCGCCACCATTGTTTCTCTGGATACCTAAAATTCCAGGGATAATTACTAATATCTTATCTGAATCATTTAACAAGTCTTCATCTATGTTTTGTGGCCTACTCCAAGTCTTTTTCGCTAAAGTTTCACCTTTATGCTTAACATTAAACTGAGCATCAAAATCTGAGGCCTTTGAATAGTATTTAGATTTAATACCATCAAATGACTCCTTGAATGCTTGCTTCATTCCAATAATATTTGTATTGATATATTTAGGAGATCTAACGGTAACAGAAGGACCTGCTGTATATTCTACGTCTCTGTCGGCCGGGTCTCTTAACCTCTCTTCGTCAGTAACAAGCATCTCTTTCATAAACTCTTTGTGTACTCTTCCAATGTTAAATTCTGATCCTCCGCCTGGTTCTTTTGAATTTTTCCATAATTCTGCCAATCCTTTTGCTCCTTTCTTGTCTAGCTCTTCAACGATTATAAGGTCAGCTGGTATATGGTCTCTTCCGTTTTCAGCAAGTCCAGCATATGGCTTAAAATCAATTACTTCTGCAAAATTATACTCTGGATGTATTTCAAATGGTCCTGTTGTTTTATCTAGAATACTTCCGTGATCATCTAATCTCCAATTTTCAGGTAATGCTCTAGGATCTTGGAAACTTCTAATTTCAACGAGTGACTCATCAAGATTTGATCCTCCTTCGTCTACCCCTTCTTGCCAGTCTTCAGCTAGATTCTTTCCTACGTTTTCCCACCATCTAATTGCAAGAGCTTTATAGACATGATCTAGAGATTCTTCTTCAGTCTTAGCCTCTTTAGCCAAGCTGTATATCTCCTTCAAGGTTCTAGCAGCGTACTTGATATTTTCACCGCATGCGGTATTTAGTACAGCTAATACTTTTGATGGAAGATCACTGTCTTCATAATATTTAACGCTTGCTGAGTCAGTTCCGTATACTTCTGCCGGGATGCTTACTCCAAAAGCAGCTTCAACATTCTCTGGATGTAATATATTATTATATATGTATTCTATTGTTGGAAGTGGAAACTCTTCCTGTCCTTTGTTTTTACGTTCTGCGTTAACAGATTTAATCTTACCCTCTACAATATCAAAACAGTGAGATACCACAGTGTTTATCGGAGTACATTGTCTTACTTCTCCTCTGGCTTCTAAAACCATCTTGTTTTCTTCTCCAGTTATCTGATCGATTCCTCCTGTTGCAACAATCTTAACAAAGTCTCCCTCTAGTGAAGTGTTACCGTTCTCATCGGTAACGTCGGTTTCTATAGTTCCATCTGCTAGGTATGCTTTAACACTTGCTCCAGCAATAGGACCAGCGGATGCTCCTACTCCAGCAGCAGCTCCTCCAGTGGATCCACCACCAGTTGCACTAGTAGATGAGTCTCCGTTTTTAGCTTGTTCGTAGAGTCTTTTATTAAACATTAACTCTGCTTCAAATTCTTCCCTTCTTCTTCTTTCTTCGGGGGTTTCGTTGGCTTTCCAAAAAATCATATCGTAATAAATTATTTTTTTTTATTTATTACGAAAAAATAGTAAGATTTTTATAGTTTAGATAAATTTATTGACTTACTGTTTAAGATTTCAAATTTCTGGTCTTTATAGATCTTTTCTCTTGCCTTAGAGTGCTTAATTGAATATCCTTCAAGGTCGTCTATTATATCCCAGATAATCACTTTATCTTTTCCTTTGAGATATCTCATCCCTCTCCCGATTGCCTGCCTAATTGTGATCTCAGCTTTGGTAGATTCTGCAAATATTATGTTGTGAACATTCTTTAGATCTATCCCGGTAGCAAATGTTCCATATGAAGCAACAATAACAACGTCATTGTGCTCTTCCATGCTATCTTTAAACTCTTCTCTGAAAGAGTTTTCAACTGTGCCATCTATATAATAAGTTCTCTTATTCCATTCCCTAATATGATTACTTATATTAATTCCATACTCGTCCTTTATGTTAGAAAAAAGAATAAGGGTATTTTTACCAAGCCTTTTAACAAGGGTACTGATAAATTCTAGTCTCTCTTTACTGTCAAATATTATCCCTTTTTCTATATCTAACATATTTTTTCCAAAATCCTTTGGATCGTTGAATTGGCTTTTTATTTTTGCTCTAAGTTCGTCGTCTCGCTGTACTTTCAGATACTCAGAAACAGCAGGATGATCTTCTCTGTACTTTAGATATACCTGTTTTATCTTTACAAATGGAGAATATTTATTGTCCTGTAGAAATTTTGCATCTAACATCATAACTAGAGGACCTATATTTTGTTGCATCTTAAAGAAGTCAGAATATTCAACATCCATCTTTAGTGTACCAGATAGTCCTAGCTTATATTCCCACTCTTTACACGATTTTAATATATCTGAAATAGAATCACCTCTTGATTTATGTGCCTCATCTACACAAACCACTCTGAATTTAGAAAAGAGATCAAGAATCTTTGCGTCATTTAACTTCTTTTTAAGCTTAGTTATATCTTCTGCTCTTTTATCTTTATCATCTTTTTTGACTCTCTTCTTTATAAGTTTTTCTAATCTTTTATCAATGCATTCCGGAACCATATTAATTAGGCTTTGATATGTAGTAATTAAAAGGTTACATTTATTGAATTCTTCAAGATTAAAATCATTATCTGATCCTCCAATTTTATGTATGTTCCACTTAACCATTCCATTATTATATTGATCGAATGCTTTAGCAGTCTGGTTTACTAAGCTTATGTTTGGAACAATTAATAGGGCCTTTGTTTCAGAATTTATTATATTCTTATTATTTAAGTAGGAGCAAAAGGTATAAAACAGAGCAGTTTTACCGGCAGAAGTTGCAAGCTCCTGACAGCAGAACTTATTTTTTAATGCTCGATAAGCTCCCTCCTTTTGATAGTCTCTAGGATAGAAAGGTTCCCCTTTATCGGTGAGTATACCGTCGAATAAGTCGTCTACAAATTTATCGTATTCCTCCTTTTTAAAATCTGGAGGTATCACACCTTCTATTCCATTAATCTGGACCTCGATTCCGGTTTGCTTAGAAAAGTTATATACTTCTTTCCAGAGCTCTATTTTAATAATACCTTGTTTATTGATAAAATGGTCTAAGCCATCCCATATTCCTCTCTTTACTAAGATATTAAACTTTGCATCCTTAGATTTTTTCTTAAAATATTTGAATATTGCCTCTTTTTCAGAATTAAGAGACCACTCAGAAACCTTTAAAAACTTCTTATTATTTGATATTTCTAGAGTTACCATATATCATTTATATACCAAGAGTCTTCTCTATCTCTACTCTAGTTTTTATTCCAAATAATATATTGTCGACAGTTTTAATAGTGTCGGTAAAGAAAGATATCTGATTTTCTATTAAATCAAGAGACTCTTTAGTGTCTGCTGTTTTACCATCAATGATAACGTTCTTTTCGTTATATTGATATCTCTGTTGTAGATTAGTAGATATTTGTTCCATGTGCCTACTGCGTTCAGCTCTATACTTTTTACGTAAAATTGAAGCATGTTCTAAAAGAGTATGACTATCTTCTAATAGCCTTTGCCTCAGGGAAAGCATCAAGATCTGAACCTCTTTAAGGTTCTTGAAATTTCCCATTGTTTCTACACAATTTTGAATCTCAAGAGATATCTCTTCTCTCTTCTTTTTAAATGATGCTGAAATTTGATCTATTTTTGACATGAACTAAATATTTTATTAAATATTTTACTCATGTTTGTGATAGGGTTTTGACATTAATTATACTTCTTCTCCTTCTTCGTCAATTGAATCGCTAGATTTAGTCTTGTTTGGGGCCCATCTTTCTGCTCCAACAATTCCTAAGCCGGCAATAACAATGTACATCACAGAAGAAAATATAAATTCTTCTATTGTGAAATCAAAAAACAGATTCGAAACAAATCCTATTATAATTAATAAAAAAGATAATAAGGTAATTAATCTTTTTGAAGATACTTTAGATCCATCTGATAATAAGTCCGTTAAAAAATTCTTCTTTTTTCTTGCCATTTTGTTTTAAATTATATTTTAGTTATTTATAGACTATTTTTAGACTAATCTATAATAAGTAGATTCAAATTTATAGTAGTCATCTCCTCCAATATCGTTAGATGATAGACTAGTTATTACTTCTCCACCGTAGTCCATTGATTCTCCTCCCATATATAAAGTTGATCCTGCTTCTCCCATTTTTCCAACTACAACTCGTTTTACATTATAGTTCTTTATAAGATCTAATACTTTATTGATAAACTTATCACTCTCTTCAAATATAAAAATGCTTGGATACTTTCCAACTTTAATATCTCCTCCTGCTTCTCCAACGTGATATCTTTGTTTAACATATGCTTCATCGTATAGCTCGCTTTCAATACATCTAGATCGAGATTCACTATCTTCGAAGTCAATTATTACATATGGAAGTCTAGATTGAAATCTATCCCTGAGATCACTCCAACTTTTAGAGCTGCCAGTGTCAGACGCAGAATCATCAGTATAGTCCTCAAAGAGTTTTAAATATTTAGTCACTATTTTTGAAACTTTTTATTATTTATCAATAAAATATTATTGAAATTTAATTATCATGATAGTTTTAATAGAGGGACCGAGAGGAGCAGGTAAGTCACATCTAGTTGATGACTTTTTTAGTAGTAACACTAATCCTGATATCCTATATTACAAGTTTGCATTTTCTGACTATATCAAAAAGCTTCAAATAGAAGATCATGAAACTGGACCCGGGGTTCATTATTTTAGCATTTCAAATATCCTAACAATATTAGGAATATCTACCACTTTTTTTAAAGATAAATGTGTAGTATTTGACCGATCTATATTTTCAGCATATGTTTGGTCTATCTATAGAAAAAGAATGAGCGAGGACAGGCTTGTCAATGAGTTTAGTAAAATATTAGAAGACATTGAGTATAATAATTGCAAGGTAATTTATTTAACTAGAGATGAGTCTATTTCAACTGTTTCTAGAGATAAAGACGATGTTTTTAGTACATATGAAAACTACAATGTGGAGAACTCTATTTTTAAATCAATATTTTCTAGATTTAAAAATGAAATAAGCGATTCATCAAGGAATAATGAATTTATTGAATTTGTAAACAAGTTTGACAATAATAGTAAAAAAGAATTTAAACAATTAATAGAAAATATCACGAATAACATATGATAAATAATAAAAAATCTTACATATAGTGAAAAATCGTGTAAATAAATTTAAAGACTACGAAAAGCTTTTTGAAGCTGAAGATAAGAAAGCTCCTCTGAGAGGATACACCGCTTCTATTATGATATCTAGAATAGAGCAATTAATGGAAGTTATGCCTGACCGAATTAAGTTTGGAGTTCCAGCAGATATAAAAGGATACTCTACTTCTTATAGAGACGCAAATGGAGCTATTCAAAAAATAATGGATATCAGCCACTATTACTCTGGAAAAGGAGAAGAGGTTACTTTTTATTGTTGGAATATAAGCTACTCTGGAAGTTGGGACGCAACTAAAGGATTAAGATCTAAAATAGATGAATTTGGTGGATTCGGTAGAGAACAGAATATGAATCTAAAGAAAGTAGTCGACTATTTTGCAGACAATACTGAAGATGCTGATAACGTAAGAAGTCTTTCAATATCTATTGATGCGATGTCCATTAGAAAAGCAGCTAACAAACAGTCTGAAGCAGAGGAAACTCCTCAATCTGAAGAACCAATGGATGATAGCGAAGTTTAATAACTAAACATTAAAACTAAAAAATGGCCGGAATAAATCACCTAAGACAAGTCAAAGAAAAGAAAGGAGATGATTTTTTAAATAATCTTCTTAATAACTATGTTATAATTAACAAGAAGACTGAAGGCACATTTTTTGGAATGAGAAAAGACAAACAGACGGACTCATTTAAATATTTTAAAAAAGCAGGAGAGATAACTTATGTTGATCGAATGTTAATGAAATACTACAATCCCGCGATATCTCACTTTGAAAAACTAAGTAAAGAAAAGAGACAACGAATCCCTTCTAATTTCTATTTTGGATTCGAGTATTCTACTAGAAAAGATTCTAGCTCTAATAACAATATTATATTATCCTACATCCATAGATTAGGAGAAGATGGAAAGCCCGTAGAAACGTTTCAATCTAAAAACGACCTTGAAAAATGGGCGTATTATCTAGAGGTTGAAAATCCTCCGATAATATTTGAAGGAATGCTTGACGATGATCAAAAAACAAAGATACTTGAATTTGTATATTCTCCTTTTGAAGAACTTGTTGAGAAATTTAAAACAACATCGTTTAGTAAATACATAATTAGCATGCTGTCTGAAGAAGACTCTGAGCAGGATCATGACGTAAGCAGCATAATATTTAGGTTTTACGACGAAAACGACGAAAATCCTAAGCCATCTGCTTTTTTAGCTAAGATGGTTGACCCTCTTTTTCAAGAGGCTAATATGTCTAATAAGAAAGAATCTAATAAAAAATCTAGTGATTACATATGGTTAATAGTAATTGATTTAATGAATCATATAGAAATGTTCAATGAAGATGAATTAAGAAGCATGTGTGATGGAATAACTGACTATGATTCTAAATATGTTCACCTAATGAACAACATATTTAAAAAGTTCATTGCATCATATGAATATAAATATGATGGTCTGATGTTAGATATACCAGATTACTTAAGAAGAGAAGAATTTGACATTGACTATAACTTAATAGAAGATCAAGAAGTTTTATCCCTAATCAAGGAAAATGAAACTTATCGAGAAATATATCGAATACTGATAAACTTTTTTAGAAAAGTAAGAAGAAAATCATCGGCTTCATTTTTTACAGAAGAATTAATGTCTCAATTAAACATTCAAGTTGGTAAAATAAAGAGAATTATAATGGGTGATGTTCTATATGAAGGACTTTTCCCCTCTTTTAACGAATATATCGGAGCCGATCTTACAGATAACGTATATGTAGGAGAACAGGAGAGCCTTGCTAAATCTAAAAAAACAAAAGTAGATTCTACTAAAGTAAATTTATTAATAGGAAGATTTCAGCCGATTAATAAAGGCCATATAAAAGCAGCAGAAGATATGTATAATAAAAATGGACTACCTTGTGTATTCGTTTCAGTTATGCCCAAATCTATAAATTCACTGTTTACGGAAAAATCTGTAAATATAATGCTTAAAAAGGTTCAGCAGGAGTATTCAAATATTATAAAAGACGTAAAAATAGTATCTGATTCTTCTATAAAAAGCATACTTAAATCGATCGCTCCAATATATGAACCTATGCTATGGGGATCGGGGTCTTCTAAAATTAAAGACTACGCTCTACAATTAGAGTATATTAAAAAGAAGAATGTTCCTCTAAGAATATCAGATGAATTAAGACTAGTTGAAATTCCTTCTTATTATAAATCTAAAGATGTTATATCAGCTATAGATAATTTAGATTTTAATAAATTTAAAGAAATGGTACCTAATAGTATTGCTTCCGAGTTTTTTAATCTTCAAAGGGAGATTCAAAGCAATAGGAAATAATTAAAACCAGGCAACATTTTAATAATATAATATAACAAAAATACTTTATGCGATTTAAAGAACTAACCCAAGACGACAAAGACTTTTTCAAAAAAACATATTTAGATAAAAATTACAAATGGGACCAAAGAATAAGCATATTAATGGAATATGCTGGAGTATCTAGAAGGACTATTCAAAAGTGGTTATCTAAACTGAATCTCACTACATACGTAGAAGAGGAGTCTCCTGAACTATTAAAAGCAAAAGAGAGAAAATTTGATAAAAAGAAAAAGAGATTCATTATTACTTGGGCTCAGAATAATACTCCAATTCATGAAAAGTTCTTGAATAACATTGAAAAATATGCAGACCACATTAATGCCAGCATTCACATAATTGCAGGTAGATATAAAAATCCTACTTCGGTGTTTACCGATAGTAAAAAAGATGTCTGGCACGAGAGAATCGTAAAATACCTAGATGCCGCTAGACATAACGTTCATGAATATCTATCAATAATGTCGGATGTCAAAATTCAACCAACCGCAGTAAATCCTATGACTGGACTACAAGGAATGAGTGGAATAAACTCATGCGTATTTGGTTCGCCGAAGGCCCAGTTTACAACTATTCCGGTTTTAGAAGGATGTAAACCAAAGGCCATGGTAACAACTGGAGCATGTACAGTAAGTAACTATACAGATTCTAAATCAGGTAAAAAGGGAGAGTTTCACCACACTCTAGGATTTGTAGTTGTAGAGATAAAAGACAACGAAACCTTCTTTATGAGACAGGTTACCGCCTTAGAAGACGGAAGCTTCAGTGATCTCTACTATAACGTTTCGTTTGTAGGAAAAGAAGATCCAATTGTTTTTGATACTAAAACCGATGAGATAAATTGGTCAAAATCAAATTTTGGAGCTGATCCCGTTTCTCTTTCTGGAAAATCAGTAGTATCTAAGATTAAAGAAATAGATGCATGTGTTTTAGGAGACATACACTATGGTCACGAAGATGAAGAGGTAATGGACTCTACCTTCAAAATGCTAGATTTTATTGTTCCTAAACACGTAATATTGCACGACGTGTTTGATGGAAATTCAATAAGTCACCATCAAATGAAAGATCCGTTTGTTCAATATAGAAAAGAGGTACATGGAACAAATAATTTAAAGAAGGAAGTAGACTATATGATTTCTGAGCTTTCTAAGTTCAAGAAATTTAAAAATGTAGTAATAGTTAGAAGTAATCACGATGACTTTATAGATAGATGGTTAAAGAACACAGATTGGAAAAAGCAACCTAGCTATGTTAATTCTCCTGAGTATATGAAATATAGTCAAATCTTACTAGGACAATATGCGGGTGAAGGAGAAGTAAAAGGAGTAATTCCTGCACTCATTAACGAAGAGTATCCAGATTATATTACACTAGGGAGATCTGAAAGTTATAAAGTAAATGGATGGGAACTTGGTCAACATGGTGATGTTGGATCAGGAGGAAGTAGAGGATCTCTTCAACAATTTAGAAAATTAAATACTAAAATTATAGTAGGACACTACCATTCTCCAGGAAGATTAGATGGAGCCCTTGCTGTAGGTACTTCTTCAGGATTAAGGGTAGGATATAATTTAGGACCGAGTGGATGGTTGCAGTCTCATGTAATTATTCATAAAGACGGAAAGGCTCAACATATCAATTTTATTGACGGAGAATATACTACACTAAAATATTAAGAGTAAGAGTACTCGATTATATCTAGATCCCTAGCTGCTTTTGCCCACATGTGATTTTTCCATGCATGAAAATACTTATCGGGCTTGTTGTATCTTCCCATTGAATATACAATATATTTATATAATATATCAGCCGCAGCTTTAGTAGTAGACGCCGTCTTGAATTGACTAAATTTAGATTCTCCCATTTCAGTTTTTATAAACCTCATCATTTCTAAAATAGTGTCGTCTATGCTTCCTACTATTTTATTGTTTTTATAGATTTCAGCAGCAGCTAATTTAGATAGGAGAGACTTTCTTCTTGTCCCCTGCCAGCTTACTATCCCAAAATTAGTAGCCTTATTTTTTGGATCAGAATGAGATGATGTTATTTTGGACCATCGTAGGTTGTTTTCTCGACCTACATTTCCTAATAAAGCGGCTATAGCATTCTCATTCATCCCTAAAGAAGATCCAGCTTTTTGTATGGCATTAGCCACTTCCTTTTGTTTATCTGAACTTCTGTCAATATATACTTTGGCCATATCAAAATTAGCCCTTTCTGTTTTATTAGCAAAGGTTAATTTTCCCGAATCCTTATCGTATACTTTTAGTTTTTTACCGTATTTCAAATTTAAAGACTCTACACTTTCCTTATTTTCTACAAAATTCCAAGTATCAGTTCCTATTTTTTGAAATTCCCAATATTTTTTTGAAGAATCTACTCTATAATAAAAATTAGCTCTGTTTGAAATATTATATTTTTCATGACCTGGCTTAGCATACACAGCAAGGCTTTTATTATACTTCTCATTAAGGGCCGCGACACTCTCTTCGTTTTCAACAAAGAACCAGGTATCAGTTCCTCTCTTTTGGTACGCCCAGTATTTCTTACTGTTAGATATTTTGTAAACGTAATTTGGCCTCGATTCTATTGTATATTCCTTTTCTTCAGAAGGAGCAAGTATCTCCTTCTCAAAAATCTTTGGTTTACTACTCCAATCTTTGAATGATAATATTTTCATAATTTGAGACTAACTTAGTTATTTGTGTATTATAATAATATTTATTAGAATTATGATAAATAAAATAAAAGGATACCATGGCAAAAAAGAAAAATTCTTCATACCGTAATTATTCAAATTATTTAAAAGGAAAGGAGCAGTTATCTAATGCTATACTTCAGCATCCAGACGAACCAGACAACGATAGCTCCATGTATTCATATATGAAAGGAAAAGTAAACCGAAATATATGGATTATGCCTTGGAAAAAGTTTAGAAACATAGGAAAAAAGAAATAAGATATATGAATATCGAAGATGCTATAATATTAATGTCAGACAAAGTTGGGGGAGAAGACGACTTCAAGGTTAGTCGTGAGGCATCCCTAGATGCAATTAAAAAAACATTTGACATAATACCTAATAATATATTAGATGTCGAACCTGGTGACCCTAATATTCAAAGGTTGTTCTTTCATCTAACTGATCCAAAAAAGCTAGAGTATATCGAAGAATTTACTAACACTGCTGCATCTTCCCTAGATGATATAGTTAAAAAAGAAGATCCTTCTTCTGGATCAAAAAAAATAGAATCAAATAACAAAGAGTATGCTAATTCGTTTAGTGCAGCTGCACTATTATTAGCAAGACTAGAAAAGTTATATAAAGTATATTCTAGAGGAATAGAGCAAATTGAGGAAGATAGAGATAGACATCTCATATCATCTCTTAGGAACATGGGAATAATTTTAAACCTAGAGCCAGTTCTTGGAAAAGGAAAAGTTGGAACCATTGGAAAAATAGGAGGATTAGATAGTGATATAGAAGAAGATAAATTTGAGGTAATTGTAAAAAGAGAACCAACTCTTTTATCTAAAAAAGACATTCATAAAATATTAAAGGGGCTTCCAGCAAGTAGCGGTTTAAAGGTTAGATCTAAAGGAAACCACTTAAAGAAAATGCAGGAAATCAAAAAGACTAGTTCTGAATCTATAAAAGGATGGTACGAATGGGCCTCTAAAACTCTTGAAAAAACAGTAGACAATATCGAAGAACAAGATGAAGTAGATAGTGTTGTAAAGATAGAAAATGTAAAAGACTTTTCGGATAGAGTCGGAGGAGATATAGTCTTAAATCTTGTAATAAATCATAAAGGAAAAGAAACAAGTATCGGCTCAAAAATAAAAGAGAAAGAATCTAAATCTACTTCTTCAAGAACTCTAAAAGAGAAGAGAAGACTTCTCGCTAGAATTAGACAGGTTCTTGGAGTAGCGGAGCTTCCTGCATTTGACGACAATCAGATTCAGAGACAAGGAGACTATTTCAGACTCTTTAATACCTTGAGATCAGAAAACTCAGGCTGGATGGATACTATATTACTTAATGACGTATTTAAGGGAGAAGCAAATAAGTTTAACGAGTTTAAGCAATTCATTGAGGTGGAAAGCCCAGAAGAGGCTGAACAACTAAACTATCTTACTGCTTCAGAATTATGGATACTTAAATTTATTGAAAGTGATTATCTTGGAGAATTTAGTTCTAGAGAGACCAAGCAACACTCTTCTACTATTCAGTCAATGGCACTAGATAAATCTAAAGACATTAAAAATTCTTATCTATCTAAAGGATTTAATCTAGGTAATTTTAATTCTGTTCAAATTAATCCTGAAATAAGCCTACCTCTCTATAAAAAAGTTAGATTGGCCGTAACTAAAGAAGACAGGAGAAAAGAAAATCCATTTAGAAATATTATGTCAGGAATTGGAGGAGCTCTCTTAGGTTTAGTATCAACAAAATTAGATAACTTTGACGCAGGTAGAGCTAAAAGAAACAATGATCAAAACAAAGCAGTATTTCAGGGAATAAGCCAAGTAGTAAAAGGAATGGTTGGAGTAGTTGGAGGAAAAGATGCTGCTAGAAAATATGAAAAAGGTATGAAAAAAGCAACAGATAACAGACTATTAAGAGGTGTAGGATTAACTACTGCTGACAAAAATTCTGACTCAGTTAAGGAAGATATGGTAGCCCCGATAGACGGAGCTCCAGGGGGATTCCATCAAACCGGACCAAGCATGGCTGGGGGATTTACACAACCGGACGGAACTCCAGATCCATTCGCACTCGTTGGTCCTTCTAAGAATATTACGACTAATAAGAAGAAAAAGAAAAAGAAGAAGAAAAACAATCGTAACAACTGGAAAGATTCTCGATCTTTTGCAAGCAGTAAGGTTCTCTCTTTTTCTGACTTTATCAACAGAGAAAGCTAATAGATTTATAGTCTCCTATTCTTGTCTTTCTAATAAATAATAAAAAGAATCAACTAGTTCATGTCTGTAGTTAATGAAATAAGAAATATGGCAAATTCCCCTTCCAATGCGGGAGGTCAATTACCAGCAGGGGGAGGAGTACTCATGAACATGACTGACGAGGTAGATCAGCAGATGTTTCTTCTTGAACAAGAGGCTAGACAGGACGCAGACGCAATTGTTGATAAATACGGAGTAGTTCCCGGTTCACTCTCAATCTTTAATCCGTTTAAAGTATTTAGATACAGTAAATTTGATCCAACCGGGGAATCATATAACTTAGACCTTCATTTTGATACACCCAACAGTAGCCTCAGTCAAAACGACAGAGCAGGGCTTTCTGGGTTACATGCAGAATCATATGGACCTAGCCCAGATGGAAAGGCAACTCTAGGTCAGCTAGAACAAAACTTTAAACCTTTCTCAGATGTTAGAAAATGGATTGAAAATCCTACAGCAAGTAATATTATAGAATGGAGTAGACTACAGACGCAGGCGGACAACACTGCGATTACACCAACACCATATTCAACTACTGATTTTTTATGGTGTAAATACTATGGAAAGGTCCCTAACAACAGAATGGTTACCCTAAGGAGATATCCTCTCCCTGTTGAAGACAACCTTGTCGTTAAACCTGAAAAGAGTCCTCTCGTGCCGATCGCACAGGCTGTCACTTGGTACGGTACTGATATAGGTAATCCTCTCTCCAGCATATTAAATCTAAGCTGGGGAATGAAGTGGGAAGAAAGAAAATCTAAAGTTCAGGACATCACAGGTAACGAGATAACAGTAGAAGAACTTGCAGCGGCGGCTGGAGTAGAGGACGAAAAAACAATATCTATCCTAAAGTCTCAAGTATTTGCAGGATCGGGAGGAAAGGTAGATATTCTTAAGCTTGCTGGATATGACTCTTCAATACAGGAATATATTAGAGATGCATACCAAGGAGACGGACCATATTGGAATAGAATATTAGGACCAGTAAATGTAATAGACTCTACTCAAATAAGAAGTAGAGGGTTCCCTGATCAAAAGGGAATTACTATAAATTTTAAATATTCACTAAGGGCATATGGAAGTATAAATCCTAAGATAGCATTCCTAGATCTCTATTCTAACTTCTTGAGTCTTACAATGAACACTGCTCCTTTCTGGGGAGGAGGCGCTAGGTATTTCCAAAAGACAGGAATAACTCTGCCAGGATTTGGGATGGAGAATAAAATGCTAGAGGGAGACGTTGTTGGGGCAATAAGCCTTGGAACAAAACAGATACAAGAAGCGGCTGCCCAAAACATAAAAGCCTTAGTCGCCTTTGCCAAAGAGATTCAGGCAGGAAAGTGGGGAGATAAAGATGGGCAGCGAGTACAAGACCGAAAAGAGGCACTCGATGAAAGCTTTGGAAACAAACAGGTAGAGGACGAACAGGGTAATTTACAAGCTGATCCAATATCTAAGCTGCTTGCCCCTAGAATTGGAGAAGTCTTAAGAAAGCCTCTTATCTACAGAGCAATATTAGATGGTAGAGCCGTCGGGGAATGGCACCTAACTATTGGAAACCCAATGAACCCAATGGCGGTTATGGGTAACCTTTGTCTAGAAACATGTAGTGTTAAGTTTGGAGAAACGCTGGGTATAGATGACTTTCCTACTGAAGTAGAATTTTCAGTTACTTTAAAACATGGTAGACCAAGAGCAAAACAGGACTTAGAATCTATATTTAACCTTGGTAATGGAGCACTTGGATACTCTCAATTGCCCCAGCCTTCTAGTGCTAGAAATAGCCACGGAGACTACAACACAATAAAGAGTAATTCTGCAATGCCAAAGGGCATAAACATTGAGACACAGGGGGTAAATAACGGACCAACTGAAGAGGCTGGATCAAGCGCAAACATAGCCGGGGTAAATAACGTTGGGTTTGGAAACAGTACTGCTAAAGACTATACTGTACTAAACAACGAGGAAGAAGGAACAAAACTCTCTGCTCTAGTTGAAAGATATTCTACCAGAGTAAGTCAGATGTACGGAACTGGCTTTGGTAATAGCCCAATACTAAAAGACTACTTTACAGACCTAAAAACTAAAGACTAAATTATGTTATTAAGTGATATTTTAAATAGTAAGAAACAGATAGATTTTAATGGAATAAAAGGAACGGACCTTATTCAGAGTACTTTTAAATTTCCAGAAAATGCAACAACTAGTCTTATTGCAGTCGGCATGGACGAGAGCATGAGGCCAGATCTAGTAGTTAACCGTGTTTTTGGAAATCAAATGCAATGGGATGTACTTCTAAAATTTAATGGTATATCAAATCCTTTTACTCTAAAACAGGGAGACCTATTATACGCTCTTCCTTTTAAGGATGCTATTTCTTCTATAAAACCGCCTATCACTATAATCAACAGAGACAATGGCAAAGAAGAACAACCAATAAGTCCTCTTCTAGACCCTAAAACTAAAAAAGATAAAGACCGTCTTAAAAATCTTCAGGATAAAATAGGAGAAGTAGTTCCTCCAAATGTTAACCGAAGCGGAGATAAAAACGTTAAAGTTAAAGACGGTAAAGTAATATTTGGAGATGATGTTACTACAATCAAGAAAGAAGATTGTCCAGTTCCTATCTCTAGAAATAGACTACAGGCTGCTTTATTAAAAGATAAAATATTTATTTAATATGTCATATTCTGATACTATAAAAGGTGTATTACTTCCAAAGATTGCAAAGCAAGAGATATCTGAAACAGATACTCAAGGGATAAGTAAAGAAAATTTAATACATAAAACAGGATTAGATAGTGCAGACGTTAAAGATACTGCGGGAGCAGATTCGCCTCTTATAATTATAAATAAAGCAGACATTGAACCTCAATACCTCTGCATTGATGAGACTGGTTATATTCCAAGACTTAAAGCAATATTCAAAGACACTAACGGAGCAATGTCAGGACCGAATTATCCTAAGAAAGACCCTATTATGAGCGTCTATATAAAAACCGGTAACCCTAAATTTAAGCCTATTGCTTGCGATTGGTTAATTACCAGCATTAAGACTTCGGTAGACGAGATAGCTGACCAATATGATATGGAAAAAGCTATAGTATATACTGTAACTGCTGAATTGTTTATACCCAAAATATATGATAACGTATCTAAAGCATACTCGAGCATGACATCTAGATCGGCTCTAGAAAAATTAGCAGGGGACTTAGATATTGGGTTTGCAATTAATGATGTCAATCCAGCTGATTCTATGACATGGATTAATACTAATAGAAATTCTTTAGAATTTATTAAACATATATCTAAACATGCATATCAAAATGAAGATTCGTTCTTTACCTCGTTTATTGATAAGTACTACTATTTAAATTTTATAAATGTATCTGAGCAGATGAGGTTTGGGCACGAACTGAATGTAACATATGATAATCAAGTAGACGCAAATGAGTTTGGAAAATCAACGATACTTAGAGAAGCAGAGTCAACTGATATGAGCGAATCTCTTGCTCCTATGATACTGACAAATAAACCTTCAGAAAAAGGGAGACCTCTCTTTGTTATAAAATATTCATTAAGCGGCCTTAATGGAATGATACTAAAAAATAAAGGATACCGAAAAAAGGTTTATTACTACGACCATATTCTTGAATCAGAAGATAAGTTTACCAGCTTTTTTATGAATCCTCTCAGAACAACTGGAGATAATCCTGATCAAGCACTTGTTCCTGAGAATGAGTTTCTTAAAGCAGGAATGGTCAAGAAATGGATGAACATTGATTATGGAAATAACCACAGAGAATATAACGCGGCTGCTTTAATCAATAACCATAATCTTGGAGAATTAAATAAAATAAAATTTAAGGTTGAAACTGCTGGAGTAAACTTTCAAGTAGTAAGAGGGTCAGCTCTACCTGTAGCAATCTATCATACTGCACAAGATGCATCAGATAGGGAAGCAGTGACTGAAGCTGGATTTATGGAAGATAAAAAATTAGAAGAAGGAAATCTCAGAAAGGACCCTATATTGAGTGGAAGATATTATGTAATGGGAACTAAATATACATATGATGAATTAAATGGAGAATTTCCCTTTAAAACGGAATTTACACTAGGAAGAGTCAATTGGCTAGGAGAAAATAATTATTAATAATGCATAATTTTACAGGACTAAATAGAAAACATGACAATTTTAGAAAGAGCACTTTTATGGACGCTTTCGACGAGCCAACATATCTTACTTTTGCATTAGATTTTAATATGGAGCCCGTTCCTGTTCCTGGAAAAGCTGACGAACTTGCCCTATGGAACAGCCCGCTATTCGACGAAAAAAACGGAGCAGTAAATTTTCTAGTAAATCGAGGGTATAACCCTCAAGCGAATGGATTAGTTACCTTCAGAGAGATATTAAGATACTTAACATTTCAAGCCCCTTGGTATTTTCAAGAGATAACTGGACTAGATAAACTATATGCAGTAGCAACTAATTTAGAAGGTAAATCTCTAAGAGGTGAAGGAATAACACTCACAGTAAATACCCTCGAGGCAATTGATCTAAGGATAAATGAATTAGCAGGTCTCTATCGTAATAGTATATATGACACTAAGTTTAGAAGAGAAAGAGTTCCAGATAATCTTAGATGGTTTTCAGTTGATGTATATCTTGCTGAGTTTAGAAACCTAAGGTATCGATTACCTGGCGTAGCACAGAACGCAGGTAACCTCTTGGGAATAAACACTGCTGCTATTGGAAACGTTGTAGGAGGAGGTAATGTATTATCAAATGTACTAAAACAGTATGGATATATTAAATTTAGACTTAGACAGTGCGAATTTGACTTTAGTGATAGTCTTCCAGCTGGAAGCACAGTAAAGGTTGGTTCTAGTGGTAGATCTATGGAGAGCAATAAATTCTCAATTAAAGTAGGTTGGGTAGAAGAAGAGGCTAAATATGGAGACGGTACAATTGTATATGACGATCCTGTAAAGACAGATATTAAAAACCCATGGGGATCTAGAAATGTAGGTACCTCTATACAAAATGCAGGATCTTGGTTGAGTGGGCTTCCCGTTATTGGAGACTCAATTTCAGAATTTGGAGAGAAAATAGGAGATAAACTTGGAAGTATTGGAGGAATGATAAATCCAGCGCTCAATGCAGCTAGTAACTTTATAGATCCTCCAGTTACAGAATTGGGAGATATTTATGAAACAGGATACGAGTCTAATGGAGACACGCCCCCTAAGCCTGGACCTGAACCTAGCGGAAACCTATATCCTTAAAATAGTATAATCTTTATTATATGAGTATCGAAAATCACGAAATAGACAAAAGAAGAGAAGATTACTTAGACAAGAGTTATATGGGTATAGTCGAAGACCCAAATGACCCTAGAAAAGAGGGAAGGTGTAAAGTAAAAATATTTGGTATACACGATGATATCGCTACTGAAGATCTTCCGTGGGCTTATCCTAAACAGAAGAGTGCATTTTTTGGTCAAGACGGAAAGGCAGGATCTCTTTCAGTTCCTAAAAAGAATTCTATAGTAGCTGTACAATTTAACAACGGTAACATATACTCTCCTGAATATTATTCTATTCATGAGTTAGCGGATGATGCTAAAGAACAGCTAGAGAAAGATGGAGAGTATTTAGGATCTCATATTATCCTATTTGACGGAGACGAAGAGCTAAAGATATGGTTCAGCGTAAATTCAGGTCTAACTATAGAATTAAAAAGATCTAGAATAAACATTGGACAAGATAGTGCAATCACAATAGAACACTCAGATTTTAATTCGTCACCCTCTTCAATTGAACTAAGGGGAAGTGAGATCAATATAACAACAAAGAGTACAATCAACCTGACGGCCCCGAGTGAAATCGAGCTTGCTTCTAACGATATTCATGTCAACGGAAATTCAGTAAAAGTAGGACATAGTCCGATACAGGGTAGCGCAGTTTTAGGAGATCAATTATTTGTATTACTAAAAGCATTAGCCTCTCTTATTGATGCAAAAGTTCCTACCAGTTTAGGAGCCGCGACTGCTCTAGTTGAAATGTATAAGACAATGGCTCTATCCGAAACGGTCAAAGTTTCTAAATAATGACATATTGTCCTGTTGATTCGGGAAAATCTATATATAATATGTCAAAATGTCCTGAAATATAGTATGGCACACTATTTGATAGTATATTATATAAAAAACTATGAATACTATGATTAAATTATTTAAAGACCCTAGGGTAGATTTCTTTAGGGATGAATTATTTGGACCAAGTTTTCTAAATACTCCTGCTCTTAGAACATCAGAAGTAAAAGAAACTGGAGAGGGAAACTATGAGATCCAATTAAACGCTCTTGGTTTTACTAAAGAGGATTTAACAATTGAAACTGAAGGTGATTCAATTAAAGTAAGTGGCATGATAGGTAGAGAGGTTCCTGGATTTGTTACTACTAAAAATATTGATCGTGTTTGGGAACTGACTAATCTAGATCCTAAATCAGTAGATGCCGCTCTCGAGAACGGTATTCTTACTCTAAAGTTTGGAGTTAAAGAATCTTCAAAACCAAAAAAGAGTGTCATTAAATTAAAATAACACTCTTACATATATTCAAAGGGGGGAAGATTACTTCCCCCTTTTTTTTTAGTTATCTCCCAATGGTAACGACAAAAACTTTCTCTTATTGATAATAGCTGAGTCTAATTCAGATTTATCTAAAAGACTTTCAAATCTATCGTAAAAAAATTCTACATATCTTTCTGCCCCCTCTAATTGCTCTAGAGTATGGCAACTGTCTATTACTTGTTCTGCCTTATTTTTTGCTTCTAGTAGTTCTAGTATTTCCATTTCTTTTTCCGTTTAATTGTTCTTGTTCTTCTATTTCGTCAAAAACGTTAATAATCTTTTTAATGACAGGGTGACGTTGAACATCATCTCCTTCTAATTCTACAATACCAATTTCAGGAATTTTATTAAAATGTTCTAATAATATTTCTAGGGCGCTCTTCTGATTTTTGTTAACCGATTTTTGAGAAACATCTCCTAAAAATATCATCTTTGAATTTGGACCAATTCTAGTTATTAAAGTTCTCAAGTTATCTTTTGATATCTGCTGAGCTTCATCTACTATTACGATTGAATCATCTAAAGTTACACCTAGAGCGAATTTGATAGGAAGTATTTCTATTGCCCCACTATTTCTTAGCTCTTGTGTTGCTAATTTACCAATTACTTTCTGAAAATTATGTATGAAAGGATATATGTATAATTCCATCTTTTCTTCCATTGTTCCCTTTAAATATCCTATCTCTTCGTCTTTAGGAACGTTTACTGATTTAATTAATACGATTCTTTTGTGTTTTCTAGGATTTTCCTTTAATAGTTTTAGTGCCTTTGCACAAGATAGGAAAGTTTTACCTGTTCCCGGGGGACCTATGACAATACTTATGTCCTTTTCCTTAATTGATTTTATTACTTCTTTCTGTTTTACCGATCTGCATTTAATGCTAATTTTGTTTTCTGTTAGTGTTTTGTTCATAATTTGATTTTTTCTTTCTTGTTCCCACTCCGCTATCTCCTCCTGTAGTTCCTCATCCGTTAAGTGATGCTTGTACTTCATTTTTATCTAATATTTTTTTTAAATTATCATAGGCTTTTAGTATATTTTTATTGCAATGACAATACCTAATAGTATTTTTAAGTGATGCAAATGTAAATCGTAAAAAGACCGTATGATAGATTTTTCTACTTCTGTATATTCGTACTCCGGTACCTTCAATCTCTTGAGTTTAATGTCTCTAATAACATCGGCTTTTAAAGAATGTCTATTGTTTTTCAATAGATCGTCAAATAGTTTATTAAATGACGAACCTGCCACTAAGCTTTTTCCGATTTTTCTAACGAGCTTTTCTCCTATTTTTATTGATTTAAGCTTTTCACCAATAGCTAAAGAATTAAGGCCGTCATCTATAGATTTTCTAACGCCGTCAAACTTTAAAATATGACTACAATTGTTTATAATAAAACTAATATCGTATGTATAAAATGAAAGGGTTATCTTATTTTCCTCTCCCGTATGTTGAAAGTTTACAAAATCAGGTGCGGCGATTCCACCTCCACCTGCGCTCAAGACGATTGGGTCTATTCCTAAGTCGTCTAAATAATCAACTCCTTGCTCTAGCGTAATACTATAATCATGGAATGGAAAGGACAAAAGGAATGGAAAAATATCAAAGATGCTTGTATCGTTTTTATAAGCTTGTTCCATTTCGCTGGTATTAAAACCTCCTTTTAATTATTTATATAAGATAGATACAAACATAAGTAATATATGGATTTAAATAAAGAAAAAAATATCAAGAAATTAAGCCTTCAACAAGGGGCAATCAAAATTCTTATTAACTCGATTTACGGAGCATTTGGAAATAAGTGGTTTTATTTCTATAATCCAGATATTGCACAATCGATTACTCTACAAGGACAAGACATGATTAAGTTTGCAAATCAGGCGATTGATTTTTATTTTAAAAATAGATGGCATGATGATGTTGAGTTACATGAAAAGTTAGGAATATCCGATAAAGAAATTGTTCCTATACCTAAAGACGAAATTATTGCAGTATATACGGACACTGACTCTACTTATGTAAACTTTGGCCCGGCAATCAGATCAATCAAAGGATTAGATTTGACTGAAGACGAGTATGTAAAATTAGTAATTAACTTAGATAATCATAGAATAAGAGAATTCTACGATAAGGCATTTATAAAATGGTCTGAAAGATTTAATACAACAAATCGCCAAACTTTTAAATTAGAAAATATATCCACTGAAGGAATTTGGATTAAGAAGAAAAACTATAGCCTGAGAGTAGTGTATGAACCTAATCCAAAACAAGAATTATTTCCAATGAAAGAAAGATTCCTTCTTATTAAAGGATTAGAGCCTATCAAATCTTCTTATCCTATCTGGGCAAGAGACCATCAAAAGAAATTCTTAGACTATATAATGAAAGTAGGTACTAGTTTAGATCTAGAAAAAGATCTTATTCCTATGGTTAAAAAAGTTAAAGAAGAGTTTGATAAGCTTCATCCTGATGACATTGCTATGAACTTTAATATACGTCAATATGACAAGTATGTTCAAAGTGAAGAAGATTGCTTATTTAAGAAAGGTGCAACTACTTATCCAAAAGCAGTGATTCATCATAATCACTTGGTTATTAAAAATCAATTAGAAGGAAAATATCCAAAACTTAGGCAAGGTAATAAGATTAAATTTTTATATTGCGAGCCTGGACCTCAAGAAATAGATGTATTTGCATACAACCCTGGAAACTATCCTTCTGAAATAGCTCCTAAGGTTGACACAACTGAACAATTTTTTATATTAATAGTTGAACCTATTAATAGAATACTTGGAGCAATCGGTCTAAATAAGATAGATGAAAATTTAAAGAGAGCAGTAGAGTTTAAAACAACTAGAAGTAAAAAACCACTTACTGAAGAACAGAAGTATCCTTTGCACGTTATTAACAGTGAAACTTTAGAACATGAAGAAGTAGATAAAAAGTTTTGGAAATTAATAGAAAATAAAGATTCAGAAATACCAGAAGATATCTTTGATGAATATCTTCAGACAATAACAAAGTATGGATTAAATACAGTTGTCTTAATAAACAAAAATTTAAATCCTTATAAAAAAAGAATATCTAAAAAACTAGGAATTGATGTATCATAAGGAAAATTATAAGATACAAGATTTTGTACAAGATCTCTTAAAAAATAGATTTCCGAGGCAAGCGGCAAAACAGCAAGTTAACGATGAAGACCCTACTAAACTTAATTTTGCTTGTCCATATTGCGGTGATTCAGAAAAAGATCTTACCAAGAAGAGAGGAAATCTATACTTAAATACCAATTCATACAAATGTTTTAATGACGGATGTTTAACGTGGGTTCCTCTTCATAAGTTTGTATCTAAATATTCTTTAGAGTATTCTCTATATGTTCCTAATATAGACATGACTGCTAAAATTCCTTCTATTAATCTAGGAAATAATAGAGGATCTATCATTGAAGCTATAATAAATCCAAAAGTTAGAAACAGCCTTCTCGATTTCTCATATGTATCTGATAGGTTTTCTCTAATTCCATGCAAAGACGCCGATCCTAAAAGTAAAGTAGGAGAATATGTTAGAAGTAGAAACCTAACCGGTCTTCCAGCATTTGATAAGTCGTGTTTTTATGACAGTCGAGAAAATAAAATATACATATTTAATCTTGATCTAATATCTGGAAAGGTTTTAGGATTAGCAATAAGAAAGATAGATGATAGTATGTATGGTCCAAAATACAATATAAAAAATTACACTGATCTAAAGAAAAATAATATTGTCTCAGGTATAGAAGAAGATGTTCTCAACAAGATCAATGCAATTAACAACTACTTTAATATATTAAACATTAATTTTAATTCACCTGTAATAGTAACAGAAGGTCAAATAGATTCGATGTTTCTAGACAATTCCATAGCAACAACAGGAGTATCAAAAAGTAAAACATTATTAGAATCTATTCTATCTAAAAAGAATGCTAGAATATTATTTGATAATGACAAGGCTGGTAAAGAAGAATCGCTCAAATTTATTAAACAAGGATATCGAGTATTTATGTGGTCTAAAATCATATCAGATTTAAAAGCAAAATATCCAAATATGATAAAGGATATAAACCAAATAAAAGACGTAAATGACTTATATTCGTTTACTAAAAAAATAAACCCAGATATAGGATTTTTAGAATTTAACAATTCAATTTCAGAAAACTTTACTGAATCTATGTACGATTTACTTCACATCTAGTCAAATAAATAATAAAAAATTTAAACGACTATGAATAATAGTAGAATCATAACTAACTTTAATACTTTTACTAATGAGTCTGAGCATTCTTCTGAGAAGAAGTCTAATCCTCCAGTAGATACTGAAATTTTAGATAAACTAATAGAATTAGTAGAATCAGAAGAAGATGTTGAAGCATGTGCAAAGGAAGCATTTGAAGAACTTAAAAAGGCGTTTGAAGAAAATAAAGTTGAAGTAAAAGGAGATGAGCCTGCAGATAAATTAGCAATGGCTTCTTTAATAGTTAAACTTGTTGAAAAAGGAAAACTAGGACCAGAAGATGCTGATAAGTTTATAGAAGAAAATATGTAAACTAAGAAATGAGCCTATTATCATTTAACGAATTCATTAATGAATCCACCGTTCCTGATCGATATAAAAAGAAAGGGTACACTAAGGTCGGAGCCAAAAAGCTAAACCGAGGTTCCGGTAATCATAAGTGGTCTGTTCTAGCTAGAAAAAAGGTAGGCGGAAAATGGAAATACCGAATAATCAAAGGTGGATATAAAGGAATGAAAGACTTCAGTCAGCATAAAGACAATAAGAGAAAGAAAAACTTTTGGAATAGAATGGGAGGTAAAAATTCAGCTAAAGCTAGAGATCCATTCTCTGCTCTGTATTGGCACAAAAGATTTGGAACTTGGTAAAAAAAATTAAAGTATGTCTAAAAAAATATTTAATTTTAAACAGTATATTATAAACGAGAAAAAATTAGACAACTCGTGTCCTGTTGCTACTCGAAATTTAGAAGTAAACACTAAGAATAGAGATAACGCTATCTCAGCTCCTCATATTAAATATGGTCCTTTAAATCTTAATGACGAAGAATATTGGGAAAAGTACGCTGAAAAATGGGGAACTACTGCTGATGTTGCTAAAAAATCAAACTGTAGTAATTGTGTAGCTTTTGATATTTCTCCAAGTATGAAAGAGTGTATGCCAGGTTCAGTAGACAAAGAAGGATACCTAGGTTACTGTTGGATGCATCATTTTAAATGTCACTCTGCTAGAACGTGTAACACTTGGGCGACAGGCGGACCTATAGACGACGATGAAACCTCAAAAAGCTGGGCAGACAAAGCTCCAAAAGAAACATTCGCATTAAACGAGAAAAAGAAACTTAAATTCCACCACTCAGATGCTCCAGACGCAGAGGGTAGATTCAGAGACCTAGGAATAAGAGCCTTAGCTAAATGGCTAATTAGAACTAGAAAGGGAGATATGCGAAAGATTACAGGAAGCCTAAATCAACAAATAAACTTTAATAAAAAAAGTGATCCTAAATATGCTAAAAAGATGGAAAAGGTAAGAGAGGAAGTCAAGCGCATATTAAATAAAAAAAAGAAAGATAAGAAATGAAACGCATAACTAGCTTTGACAATTTTTTAAATGAAGCGACCAATCCTTCTATTTACAAAGCTCCTGACGGTAGTAAAAGAGCAAAGACCCTAGAAAAAGTTAGAGAGCTTTTAAAGGGATCTGAAGAAGACAAGAAAAAAGCATACAAGCTTAGAGATGAAATGGAACAGGAGGAGAGAGACAAGACTAACGAAAGTATTAAACCTGAAGTTGGGCTAGAGGAATTTGCAGAAGAAAGAGGAGACGCAGCACAAGGCACTGTAGATAGCACTAAAGAAAAAGGAGGATTGGCTATGTTATCTCATGATCACTTTAAAGTAAAAATTCCTTATTATGACAAAGCTTCTAGTGGAGAATTTAATATTGAAGAATTTAGAGGAGAGTATCAAGACCTTCTTAATGAATTGATGGAATTAACAAGTGAAGGTTTTAACATATCTCAAAAAGATTTCCAGGAGATTCTTGGAAAATTAGAGGTTTTAGGAGAACTCTGTATTAGAAATAATGATACATCAGAAGAGGCATTAAATGAAGCAAAGAAAACTAAAAAGAAAAAGAAAGCTAAGAAGAAGACTTTGAGTAAAGCGACCGAAGCAAAAATTAGAAAAGTTGCTAATAAGAAAGGATATACCTTTGGTAGTCTAAAGCAAGAATATATCAAAGGACTTGGCGCGTTTTACTCTTCTGGGTCTAGGCCTGGAATGACAGCTCACGGATGGGCAATGGCAAGAGTAAATAAAGCTACACCAAGTAAACCTTGGGCAAATGTAAAGAGATCTAAAAGAAAAAAGTAAAACCTTTTCGAGTTTACTTATATAATAAAATAACTTATTTAATTATGAAAAAAATATATGTTATTTTTCTTCTTTCCCTTTTTGTAGTAGGATGTTCTTCTACAAAAGAAGTATGTAAGGAAGAAACAAAACAATGTTGTTCTAAAGACAAGTAAAATGAAAAGACTAACAGTTCACTTAAAAAACGTAAAAAAGAAATCAGAAGAGATTATTGTAGAAGGTCAGAAGAAGACTAAAAGTAAAATCTACAATACCCTATCTTTTATGGTTGAGGGAGAAGAAGACGCAAATCGAATAATTGCTAACCTTAACGAAAATAAAAAGCCAAGAAATAATGTAAAATCTTGGTATCTTTCAAACATCAAGTAATAATATATCCAAATTCTTAGCCGAATAAATAATAATATATGGCGGATAAGAAAAAAGACATAAAAAACTTTCTTAAACCTAGAAAAGGAAGGATTAGACAAGGATATTTTAAACCTACTAATCCTGAAAAATATAAAGGAGACCCAACTAATATCATATATAGATCTAGTTGGGAATTTAAGTTTTTTAAATATTGCGACGAAAACGACATGGTGCTTGAATACGCAGCAGAGCCAATAGGGATACCCTATTGGAACTCAGTAAATAAGAAACAGTCAACATATTGGATAGATTGTTGGATGAAAACTATAGACAAGACTGGTAAAACTAAAGAATGGCTTGTGGAAATTAAGCCAAACAAGTATATTCTTCCACCGGAATCGCCTAAAAAACTAACTGAAAAACAAACTTATAATTATGTAAGACATGCAAAGACCTACATAATTAACACTGAAAAGTTTAAAGCAGCTAAGGCATATGCTAAAGCTCACAACATGAAGTTCGGTATAATAACTGAGAACTTTTTGTTTGGAAAGATGTAAAATATACTGTATGATAACGTTAGATGAAATATTAACTAATAACAGGGAAAGAAACTATACACAAGTATTTGAACAATACGGCGAAGACGTAGTTAGAAATGAGCTTTTACCTGGACATTATTATAGTGTTGAGGTTATGTATGACAATTTTAACGAGAGCAGAATACCTTCTTCTCTAGAGGAGTGGAAATCTAATCCCTCTTTCTATCTAACGACTGAAAAGCACCTGGATTTCAATCCGACGGGTTTAGTATTCAACCATGATGACTGGAAAAATAGTGTATTAATGTTAAACTTAAAAGTCATACCACCTAAATATAAAGCTAAGTTAATAATGGCTCATCTAAACCTAATAGAGTCAGATTTAAAAAGAATAGATGCATTTTCAAAAAGAAATAAGTTATCTATTGATGAAAGAAAAAAAGTAAATCTATCTATTTTCAAGATAACGCCTTCTATCCTAGAACAACAAACCGGGATAAAGATAGGATATGCAATGAATAGATATAAAATAGATAAGATAAATAATGTAAGAGTACTAGACTGGAATAATATTGGAGAACTCCCTATGGCTAATATTGAAACTAACGGTTTTAAATATGCAAGTGGAGCATTTAATATATCTACAGTGTTTAATACTTTTGAATCAAAACAACAAAATTTAATATAAAATGGCAGGATTTGGAGATAATATTCAAGGAGGAAGTAGCTCAGCTCTTTCTAATCTAAGTAAGTTTGGATCGAGATATGACGATTTACTTCTTAAAAATTCAAAAGCAATTGGTTTTGTAGAAGGACAGCTAGCGTCAAGGTCTACTACTTTAAATAGCGGAAACGACCTACTAAAGTTTTCGATGGCAATTGCAGATACTACATCTCAACTTAGAACTAAGGCCATTGCTTTCTTTCAATTAGACTACGCGGTAAAAAGGGAGAGACTTAGAGATATTGCTTCAAATGGTGAAATAGAATTTGTACTAGATACTATCGCAGATGATATGATAGTATATGATGAAGAAAATAGATGGTGCAGTCCAAACGATATAACTGGAAAAATATTATATAAGGGATCTAATAAGAAAGAGAGATTAAACTATCAAGAAAACATAGTAAACAAATACACTAGTAATTTTGAAAGCATTTATAATACATGGGGATTTGGAGAAGGAATATCTGCTTGGCAATATGCATTCCAATTCTTAATTGAAGGACATTTATCTTTCGAGATAATATATGATAATCCAGATAAGCCTAAAAAAATAATAGGATTTAAAGAACTTGATCCTGCATCTATAGCTCCACAGTTGACTAAGGACTCTAAAGGAAAACTTTATCTTCAGTGGATACAGTATGATAATGGTTCTGGAAATACAAGAACTTTAACTGATTCTCAAGTGATATATGTTTCTTATGCAAATCACTTTAAAACTAAAAGAATTAGTTTTGTTGAAAGAATGATTAGATCATTTAACCTCCTTAGAATTATTGAGCATAGTAAAGTAATATGGCACGTAATGAATGCGCCAATTAGATTACAAACTAGTGTTCCAACAGGATCTAAGAGTTTTCAAAAGGCACAAGAGGATGTAAAGGAATTCTTAAACTTATTAAAAGAAGACGTATTCTTTAATGGAGATACTGGAGAGCTTACAGTTGACGGTAAACCTAATATGTTATTTTATAAAAACTACGTAACTCCGGTAAATGATCAACAGCAGCAAGTAAAAATCGAGCCACTCTCTTATCCGGGACCTAATCTTTCTAGCTCGGAGCTACTCGGATATTTTACTAAAAAATTAAAAATGGATTCTAAAATTCCTTACTCTAGATGGGAAGGTCAATCTGGAATGGGAGCATTTACTCTTAATGCAGAAGGAATAACTAGAGAAGAGGTTAGATACCAAAAATTTATAAAAAGATTAAGATCAGCTTATTCTGAACTTGTAGTAAAACCTTGGTTTTTACAAATGTGTTTAGATTTCCCTGCTCTTAAAGACGACTTCAAATTTAGCAATGCAATTGGAATAAAGTACCATAATGATAATGTATTTGAAGAAATGAAAGAAAAAGAATTAGAAGCTAAGAGAATAGCATCGTTCACCGCTAAGAAAGGAATAATGAAGGACGATGGAACTCCTTTCTTCTCAACAGATTACTTAATAAGAAATGAATTAAGAATGACTGAAAGCGAAATAGACGCTAACGAAGAATGGTTTGAAATGAGAGAGAAAGAAGTTCAAGCTGCAGCCGGAGACATGGCAGCCGGAGGAGGTGGAGACCTCGGAGCCGGAGGAGGTGGAGCCGCAGCCGGTGGAGGCGGTGGAGAAGGCGCAGCCGGAGGTGGAGGTGAAACAATAGATGGTGGAGAAGTCGGAGCTGAAGGATCTCTATAATAAAGTATGACAACAGTAATTATAATATCGATACTATTAATTGGAGCCGTGTCTTTTTGGGCGGGTTTCAAGATAGGATATTCTAAAAATAGAAAAATTATATCTTCTGCTATAGATTCATGGAAAGCAAACTATTTATATAAGAATAACTTTACTCAGCCCGGTACTTTTATATATCATGAGAATGAT